TAAGTACATTTGAAAAAGAAATGCAAATTAATAATGCTGTGGTTGCACAAGCATATGATGATGCACCACTATCAGGTTATGATGTAAGTCATTATTATACATTGCAAGTTGACGAAAACGGTACACCAGAAATTCGTTCAGCAGAAACAGATGAAATTACAGCAGATGCAGACATGACTGCTGATAGAATAAATGCTAAACCTAGCAGAGCAGGTTATAAAGGTTACTTGCTTGGTGTAGGCAGTTTGAATGGTGAAGTGTTTGGTAGCGGTATAAGTTTTCCTACTGACAACGTTGTAGGCGATTACTTTTTAAGAACAGACTTTTTTCCAAATAGATTGTTTAAATATGACGGAGTTAAATGGACTAAAGTGCAAGATAGTGTAAGAGCAGAACTTTCGAATACAGATACAAAACGTACACAAGTTGCATCGTTTATAAACAACACAGCAACAAACGAAATTAGTGGTGAAACAGTGAATGAAAGACAATCGTTGTCAAAAGCACTTAAACCAAAGGCAGATAACTAATGCAGTTTTTTTATGACGGACAAGTAAGAAAATATATTACTCAAATTGTTAGAATTATGAGTGGATTCAGTGTACAAGACGGAAATGGTAATTTAAAATCTGTACCTGTAACATATGGCGATTTAACTAGACAAGTTGGCAATATTTTAAGAGACAACAGTGAAAACAAACTTCCGACTGTTCCTCGCATGAGTGTGTATGTTACTAACATTGAAATGGATAGAAGTCGTACAGGCGATGCAAGTTATGTTGATAAAGTTAATATTAGAGAACGTGCATTTGACGAACAAAACAACGAGTATCTAAATACTCAAGGTAAAAACTATACAGTTGAAAGACTTTATCCAGCACCGTATACATTGAGTGTTAACGTAGATTTATGGGCAAGTAATACAGAACAAAAATTACAAATGCTAGAACAAATATTAGTTTTGTTCCGTCCTAGTTTAGAATTGCAAACAACAGACAACTATGTAGACTGGACAAGTTTAACAGTATTACACATGACAGATGTAAGGTGGAGTAATAGAACTATTCCTATCGGTGTTGATTCAGAAATTGATATTGCAACAATGAGTTTTGAAACACCAATATTTATTACGCCGCCTGCAAAAGTCAAAAAACTTGGAGTTATCACCAGTGTTATTGCTAACATGTGGGACGAAAACAAAGGAACTATTGACTTAGGATTAAGTAATCCAGAAATCAATGCATACGGCGACGATTTACCTCCGTTACAAACAACTAACCAAGAAGACGGTACTACCGACGATGGAAGACTTGATACAATTACAAGGATCGATCCAATGCTTGGAAATAGAGCAACTAATGCAACAACATTTAGAGATTACGGAATCTATGTTGAAGGTAACATTGCAAGAGTAGTTGACAAAGACAACAAGGTAGGAACTATTAACTGGAGAAAAATTATAGAATCTTATCCAGGGCAATATAGAGCAGATGTAAGTGAAATTAGACTACGTACAGACACAGGGTTTATTGTTGGAACATTTACACTTAATCCGTTGGATGAAAATCAAATCAGTGTTAATTGGGATGCTGATACATTGCCAAGTGGCGATGTTATCGACGGTCCAGCAAGATCTGTAAATAGTTGGACAAGTTTTGATAAAGTTATCGATCCACTTGTCTACAATCCAACAGCAGATAAAGTACCGGGATTTAGAGTATTAACACTAGGCGATATTAACAATAGTCAAAGTGTAGGCGACAGTGCATACGATGGTCCAGATGCCTGGAAAAATGCAGACGGCACTGATTTTGTTTGTGGAGCAAACGACTTGATAGAGTGGACTGGCACAAGTTGGGTAGTTGTCATGGATGCAACAGACAGCACCAATGGTATCAACAGTAAAAATCTTAATACAAATATTATTTACAAATGGACTGGCGAGGAATGGTTACAAGCATACGAAGGTTACTATCCAGTTGGTACATGGGACATTTATCTTGATGCATAATTATTTGTATGAAGAAAATTATTTGTAGTGGTGCACTTTTTTATACATTAGATACTAATCGATTTTTACTTTTGCATAGAGCACAAAGTAAACAAAATAATGTTTGGGGATTAGTAGGCGGTACAAACGAAGATAGTGAAACTCCTTGGGAAGCATTGAAAAGAGAAATGCAAGAAGAAATAGGAACACTTCCATCTATTGTAAAAACTATTCCACTAGAAACTTTTATTAGCAACGATTCTCATTTTGAATTTCATACTTATTTGTGTGTTGTAAGCAAAGAATTTATTCCAGTATTAAACGACGAACACAACGGTTATGCTTGGGTAAGTTTTAATAACTGGCCAAAACCACTACACAAAGGGTTGTTAAGTACATTGCGTAATAAGAATAATGTACAAAAATTAGAAACTATCTTTAAACTTATTGAATTCATTTAACAACCAGTTAAAGTCGTTGATTTTTCCAAGTTGATCTTTACTAGTTGCAGATTCACCATATTTTTTGCCTTGAATGGCACCATTGATTGCTGCAAGACCAAAAGGTTTATCTTTACCTCTTGTACACCAAACTTTTAACCTAAATTCAGTTTCTTCATCTAGTTGACCGTTAATTGCTTTACTCGACAGTTTAACACATTCTCTAAATGCACTACGCCATGCACTAAATTCGTCTGTATTAAATTTAGTAACGTTACTGATTCTATTTACAACTTTAAATGATTTACCAATGCTTGTTGTCATATCTGTAGTAGTTGTATCCATATTTAGTGTTAGTTCTCTAGGAAGCAATTTGACTGCACCGTAACCATAAATTAAACCATTAATTGGATTTTTGCTTTTCCAAACATGCACAGCATTTTTACTATCAGGATCATATGCAGGAACATAATAATCAAAATTAAAATTGTCAACAATTTCTGCATCTGCATCAACAATCCAAATCATATCTGTGTTGCAAAGTTTTGCTGCTGCAATGTGTGCATTATGAATACCTTCAACACCGTGTACACGCTTTGCTCTTGGAAATCTTATTAACAAATCTTTGTAATTCTTGTCCGCATGTTCTTCGTCTTTGCTAATAAACACAATATCATATAATTTTGGAGTACTTGCAACAATATTATATTGTTTTTTATTTGTAAGAAATCTCATATTAATTTCACGTTCAGTAACATTGGCATGTTTACTCACAAGTGAAATGCCGTCCCATGCATCACCATTTTTAAAAACATGATGTGTCTTTCTTTCAAATATTTGATCATGTGTGAAATAAGTATTAAAATTAAATGAGTTATCTACAACAACTTCGCTTGGTATCATCCAAAACATTTCTGTTTTTGATTTCTTAAATGCTTCTAAATAGTCTTGGTAATTTTTTATTTTAAATTTATCATATTCAACAGGACCACTGGCAACAATATCCCATTCTTTACGATTTGCTATTGTTCTAAATTCAATTTCTTTTTGTGTAAGCGGTACATTTTTTGACAACAAAAATAAACCATTGTAATGTTTTTTGCCATTAACTTCGTGCGCAAAAACATGATTTATATTTCTGTCATAAGTGTTATGATGACTAAAATAAAAATTAAAATCAAAGTCTTGTGCAATTTTTATATTATTAGTAGTAGCCCAAAACATTTCTGTTTTACTAGTTTCAAGAGCATTTAAATAATCATTATAAGTTTCTATAACAAATTTGCTAAATTGTTTAGGATAACTTGCTATGACATTGTGTTCTTTTTTGTTAACTAAAAATCTTGATTTTATTTCTTTCTCTGTTACCGGACTGTGTTTACTAAACAAAATTATTCCATCATAATTTTTATCATTTAAAAATACATGATTTGTAGTTCTTTCAAAAACTTGATCATGAGTAAAGTAATAATCAAATTCAAAATTTATATCAACTTCTACATCACTAGGAATACCCCAAAACATTTCAGTCTTAGACGATTCTAATGCCATGTTATAATCTTTGTAATTATTAATTACAATTCTATCATACCAAACAGGCCTACTTGCAACTATATTCCATTCTTTTGCATTAACAATATGTCTATGTTCTATTTCTTTTTGTGTAACTGGACTGTGTTTACTAAACAAAAATACTCCATTACGGTATTCTTTACCGTTAACTTTATGAATAAAGTTATGATTTATTTTTCTGTCATATTCGTTATCATGCGTAAAGTAATGATCAAATGCAAAGTCTCTACAATCAATGTTTTCGCTATACCCATAAAACATTTCTGTTTCGCTGTTATCTAATGCACGAAGATAATCGTCATAAGTTTCAATAATAAATCTTTCATAAAACACAGCAAAACTTGCCATTATGTCCCATTCTTTTGCATTTGCAATATGGCGATATTCAACTTCTTTTTTAGTTAAAGGTTTGTGTTTGCTGCAAAGAAACAATCCGTTGTAATATTCTTTTCCATCTACCATGTGTACAAAAGCATGATTTTCCTTTCGATCATATTCGTTTTCAAAATCAAAAGTCATTTTAAAATTAAAATCAGTTGTATCTATGTTTGGAGAATCCATCCAAAACATTTCAGTTTCACTGGTTTCTAATGCGTGTAAATAATCCTCATACGTTTCAATATTGAAATGATCATATCTTTTATTTTTACTTACAATATTAGTGTGTTCTATGCGATTTACTGGATGCCTATATTCAACTTCTTTTTGTGTTAAAGGCGTGTGTACACTACACAAAATCATTCCATTAAATGATACACCTTCGTTGTTTTGATGTAAAAACACATGATTTTGTTTACGTAAATTTCTATCGTGATGACTAATATAAACATTAT